ATAAATACCGAACGTATTCCTTTGCTACGGCATCCCAAATTCTGGTTATGTGGTTGCTTAAATGAACGATTATGTCGCTTCCTGCGATCGTATCTTCAATTTCCTCAACACCGAGGGATGTCATGCGGTCGTTTCTGGCGCTTATTTCGTCGCTATATTTCTCAGTTAAGTTTATGCCCACCGTACTTGTCGGCTGTTCAGATTTTTTGCCTGTTGTTTCATTTCCTGCCAGTTCTTCACGCCAATCCCTTAATTCCTGCTTGCCCTCGTCTTCATATTTGCCGTCTGCGAGGATTTCCTCGATTGAGCGGTATATTCCGCCCTCGATGATGTATCTCGCTGTTTCAAGGTCATACGGCTTCATTTTCGGGTCATGTAGCATGTCGTAGGTGTCTTTTACCTCAGAACAAAAAGCCTTGTCTTTCCAGTTCAATTTCTTCCAGCTTGCACCAAACAATAAAACTTGTCTTTTGTCAACTTTATCAAGAATTCCAAGGCTTATTTTGTTGGCCGTGTCATCCCACTTTTCGTTGACTATAATTTCTCGGTCTAGGTCGCCGTCTTTATCTTCGATGGTTATCTCTGGTTCATCACCTATCCTGCTCATATAGGTCTTCACGGAGCCTTTCAGGAGTGGAACACAAGCGTCTTGGCGCTGGGTCAGCCTATCAATATCAACCTGCAAACGATAAAGTTTATAATTCGTATCCCAGTCAGCATGTTTCCGCATGCGATATTCGTACGCTTTCTTTTTTTCCTCGAGTAATTTTTCTAGCAGGAGTTCCCTGTCTATTTTTATTGCCATATTTTTGAGTCCGTTTTTAATCTTAAATTAATTATAGCATATTCTGGCAGTTTGCACAATAATTAAAATCTTGATTTTATCCCACCTTTCACGCTGGGCATGTTAAACATTCTTTTTACTGGCGTGAACGTCATGCTTAGGCAATCGGCCACGCCGATATCTGATATGTTGTATGGCTCTTTCCCGAGTTCCTCTTTGCTTATAATCTGAATTTTGCCTTTTGTGGTTTTGTATTTAACCGCAAGCAATTGGCTCCACCGATCATCTCGTATGAGCTTGTTTCCGAGCTCCAGCCACAGCTTGCTTTGCCAATAAACGTACGCACGCATATTCAGATACAATTCTCTTTCGTGCTGTAAAATTGATGATGGCAATTTCTCGGCTCCATTAAAACCTACGGTCTTTTTCTTCGTAGTCATCTGCTGGGTAAGCAAGTGATATGTTCCGCTCCCCACCCCTACTCGGTCAATAAACGCATTCTGTACATCGTACGATCGGACTGCCACCTCGCCTGCAAATGTTATCGGGTCTATGCCTGATTTTCCGAATAGCACCTCGGCCACGTTCTCAAACTTGCGGACTATGTTCGATTCGCACTTTCCTGAGTCAGCTGGGTCGCACCCGAGCCTTGGCGCTCCCCATGGCGCTATCTTATCCCTTTCTATTTGTGCCATTTCTACCAGCCTATGGGTAAATAATGGCAGGTATCCCTTTTCGTCATAGTCTTCCACGTCTGGGAATATGTTTGCGTACAAAATATCAAAGTTCGGGTTCTTTCTCACCTCCTCGACAAACGCTTCAGTCAAACGGCCGTCAATCATTCCCTGTTTATAATCTATGTTTATTTTAAAATAACCGACATCGGAAAACGCTCGCTTGAAATGATTGTTATTGAACGGGTTCCCGACTTTCATGTAGAAGTTATCCATGTGGTCGCCCAACATGCGGAAAATCTTTGACTGGGTCGTGTCATTTATCAAGGCGCTCTCATCCTCAATAACGTTGGCGCAACCTTGCCCCATCACCGCCGTTCCGTCTTTGCCTGCTCCGTATGCTCGGACTTCACCGCCGAATTTGTATGTCAGGTGATCTCTTTTTCTGCGCTGGGTCAGGCGCTCTATTCTGATTTCTTTTTCGTTCACCAGCTGGCCACGCAACATCGGGTCGTTTACGCTGAATTGGATTACGTAGTCCATTATAATTTGCGCTTGGTCTTTTGTTCCTGCTACAACCGCCCACGGCTCGTGCTTTGTCGAGGAGCGGACTGATACACCGATTGCTATCGCAATGCTCTTTCCGTATCGAGTATGCGCCATCGTGTGAATACGCTTTATTGTTTCGATGTCTATCGGAGCCTTACGGCCGAGTATGCACTCAATAATTATTTTCTGGCCGTGGGTTATCGTTTCATTTAAAATAATACCCTCTTTGGTTTTGAAGGTATATATTTTAAGTATTTTATCCGTTAACGGAGTTTTGATTTCTGATAATGGTATCTGCATTTTTATTCATCTTTTTTTTGAGCTTCGTTTTCTTTTTTGGCTTCATCCCAGTCCTTGGTCTGGAACGCCTGCGGTTTAATATCACGCAAATTAACTTTCGGATATATGCCTTTGTCATTCACGTCTATAATCGCCTCAAATTCAATCATGTGTTTTTTCTTCAGTTCGTCATACTCAGCTAAAAACGGTTTGACTAGCTCGCCGATTTTTTCCTTGTCCGCTTGTATCTTCTCTGGCTTACCCTCGTATTCCGCTGGCACTCTTAAAAACAAAACATCCAAGATGGCGACTTGGCCTCTTGGCGTATAATTAAAATAAGCGTCAAGCTTTAGGTTGTGCTTTTCGCATAGTTCTTGGTACTCTTTCAAAAATCCGTTTATCTTGTCTTTACGTTCCTGTTGTCTGCGTGTTGGTTTCGGCGGTCTTCGGAAGCCGTCAGGTATTTGTATGGATATTCCTTTTGCTTTTTTTGACATATTTGTTTATCTTAAATTTTTTAAATCCTGTTTTTCCTTTTACTCGTTTCAGGTGCGGACAGCCTCGGAGCGTACAATATTCAATCGCTTTGCCGTTCTGGACTTTGCTTTGTTTTTTTAAACAATAAAACATTTTAATCTGGGAGGATTTTGCTGACCTTGTCGAGCGCTTTCCTCAGCTCATCGTCTACGGCTATCTCGGTCTTGTCTTTTAAGTCCTCGGTATAATTTAAAAACACTTTTACATCGGCTCCGCTTCCCTCTTTCAAGCATTTTCTTTTCAGGGAAAGAATAACATCGCCCGAGTCATCTTTGAAGTATGTCCGTCTGCGCCTTTGCACCTCGTCATAAAAACCCGATCGCTTTTTCCAGTCAGTCAGCGTTGCTGGATCAATTTTTTGTTTTTTTGCAAATTCCTCCTGTGTTGCTGGCTCCCTCATCACACTCGGCATTGCTATCCACGTTATGTAATCGTCAAGTATTGATACATTCCTTTCCCTTACGTCAAATAAGCCGTCTTTGGTCTTTGTTTTTTCGCAGGTGTTTTCTGGTGTTTCTTTTTTTATCTCCGCTTTCCTTGCCTCTGGCTTCTTCTTTCGCTTTAACCCTTTTAATTTTAATTTTGTTTTAGTCATAATGATATTATATCATTTAATTGCCTTTTTGTCTATGTTCGCTATTTTCAATTCTTTTATCATTTCTTTTATGCTCGCTAGTACCCACTCGTAGTATTCCACGGCTTGCTCTGGGTGTCGCCAGCAATGTGCTTCCTCAACCCATATCGGCCGATAGTTTAAGTGGTCGCACTCCTCATTTACTTTAATCGTTATGGACTCATCCTCAAACGTGAAGTAATATTCTGTCTGTGTTTTTTTCAACATATTTTTTTAATTATTATTCATCCCAGCTGTCATTGCTCTTTCGATAGTGCTGGTCTTCGTACCCATCCCACTCATCCCACGTTTTGCCCCACCAAAACCACGCCACGATAAGTATTGTTATTATGCCTCCGATTATTGCCATATAGTTGTTATTCAAATAATTTTTTAAAAAATGATTTTTTCTTTTCCTGTTGTCTGTCCTTTAAGTCTGCTAATTCTTTTTGCTCTTGGTTCTTTCGAAAATTATCCGACTCTTGGATTTCGCCCTCCGTTCTCAGCCATAAAGCCGAATAGTATCCTCCTCCGTCAAAAACAGTAATTCTGAAGCTCTCGCCAGTATGCTTATTCATTACAAACAAGTTTCTATCTTTATCTATTAAAACTTTGCACTCATCAAAAAGTGGAGCGACTGGCGGTTTTATTTCGTTTGGCATAATATCTTTTTTAATTATTAAATCTCGTCATAGCAGTCCTCGCAAATATCCTGCTCGCCTAAATAAATCCACGCTCCTCTCGGTATCTCTGCGTGGCACCGCTGGCACTCCGTTTCTTTTTGCGCTATAAATTTATCCATCTTATATTTATAAATTATTTATATATTCTTGGTTGCGATCTGCTTCTTCCACTCTGTCTTGCAGGCCTCCTCGGAACATGTCGGCCTTTTTACAGTCTGAGAAATGCGACACCCATTCTTTTGGCGCCATTTCGCTTATCGGCATTTTCATTCCGTTGCGTGTTATGCCGAATCGGATCGGCTTGCCACATCCTTTGCACTTCGTAGTTCGGCCGTCAAAATCCACGGTCACCTCGGCTCCGCCTTTCAGTTTTATTTTTTGGTACTGCATATTTTTCTCATCTTTATTTTCATACACCTTGTGCATTGCACTTTTTCAAATTCTGGGTAAAATCCGTCTTCTTCCAATAATTCAAATTCATGATCGCATTTTCCGCTGGCCATCTTTTTTATTTTAATATCAACTCTGATGTGCGAATAAATCTCTATTGCGAGATTGTCGTAAAATTTCTTTGTCGGTTCATCTTCTTTTCTAGCAAAAGCCCCCCACGCATTTAATGCTTTTTCTATCTTGTCAGAAATATATTTAATTATTTTTTCTTTGTCCATATTTTTAATATGGGTAACCAGTCCTCTCTCTCTGGTATCACATTGACTCAACACCACTTCCGTGGCTAGAACGATTTTTTACCGTGGTTGCTCGGAGCGGGTNCGAACCGCCGTTTTTGCCTCCCTAGTGCAACGGGTTACCAATTACCCCACCCAGCCATTATTCCGCTTTACCGTGCCATTGTCGGCCTCTGGTTTCGCTCGTGCTACGCCTGATGTCTGCCTAAGTACGAATAAAGTAGAAATTATTTCAAAATGGAATGTCATTCACATTTATGCCTCCGTCATCTGGGGCTTGCGTATTGTCAACTGAATTGTCAACTGGAATGTCGTTTGGTGTCCATCCCTGATTTTGGTCTTGCATTTCTGGTTTCTTCTCGGCTGGCGATAAAAATTCAAATTCATTTACCAACACTTCCGTGACATATCGTTTCGTTCCGTCTTGCGCTTGGTAGTTTCTAGTTTGCATTTCACCGACTATGGCGACCTTTTTGCCCTTAGTAAGGTACTTCACAAAAGTTTCCGCTGGTTTGCCCCATAAAACGAGGTTATGGAATTGCACGACTGTCTGTTTCTGGCCTGCCTGATCAATGTAGCTTTTATTTGTGGCTATGCTGGCCGAGGCTACGCTCTTGCCAGTTTGTGTTGTTCGCAATTCGGGATTTTTAGTAAGGTTGCCGATTAAAAATGTTTTATTCATATTATGTGTTTCCAAGTCTTCTTGGTTAATATATTATAAATTGTTTTTGTATTTACTGCATAATCGACCGATATCTTTTTTTTGCTTTCGTTTTTGCGCTGTCTTATGTTTAAAATATCAATTTCGGTAAGTTTACTAAAGTAATTTTTTTCACCTAGGTTATTACCTTTTCTTAAATTATTTTTAAATGCGTGTTCTGTGTTTTCCTTTGGTGTCACCCATTCTAAATTTGATACTATATTGTTAATTTTATTTCCGTCTTTATGGTTAACCTGTTTTTTGTTTCTTTGGTTTTTTATAAAAGCCTTAGCCACAAGAACGTGTATATAAAATAATTTTTTTCTGCCTTGGTTTGTCAACCCGACTCTCTTATATCCAAATTTCGTAATAACACTAACCATCACTTTTTCCTTTCTTATCGCTATTTTATTATTAGTCACTCTCACTTCTCTGTCTATCACTTTTATTCTTCCTTTGTCAGAAATCCTATAGTACGGATAATTTTCTATTTTTTTCCATATTTCCATTTACAGTTTTTCCATCGTCTTGGCCACCGCTCGCTTCCATACCCACTTCGGAATATACCAAGGACAATAATTCATCATTTCTAAAAAGGCTTGCTTGCCGAAGTCTGCTAGACTGCGCCGACTGAATTGCCTTAATTTTTTAGCGTATTTAGAATTCATATTTTAAAAATTTTTATATTCTTCCTGATATTATGAGAATAATTTTTTTTAATATTTGAAAATTTATACTATCGGCTTTATCAAGCTATTAAAAATTCTTTTTGACAATGTGGACACTGGATCTTACCAAGGTGTGGGTTTCCAACCAGTTCCAAATTTTCAATTCTGTTATCGTCTTTAATAGCGTTCTTGTGGTGAACAATTTCATTTTTCTTTAGATATCTGCCTAAGTATTCTTCCATTACTAAACGGTGCTTAAGTACCTGTTTATGAGAGTTGGCGTGTGGGTGGTCTGGAGAATAAATTAAAACATAACCAGCTTTATTTTTTTGTATTCCGCCTTTCCAATTTGACGACTCCTTGCCTAGCCTACTTTTAGCAAAATCACTCATTCTCTTTATTTGTTCTTTCGACCTTTTCTTACCTCTGTTTCCATCACCAGTCCTTCTTTTATGTTCTTCTGTTTGTTTATATCCAACTTTGGTCATATATTATTAATTGTAAACGCTTTCACAAAACTTCCACCGTATTTTTCCATTTTTTCGATTATTTTCATTTCTTCATCGCTCATATTTTTTCAATATAATTTTCAATTCGTTTTACCAATTTCTGAGCGGATTCTTTGTCTAAAGCAAACCACGTTACTGGTTTCATAAAGTCAAATACTATCCTGCCGTCTTTTATAAACATCGCAATATGTGTTGCACCATCGTCATCGGCGTTTAGTTTCCCGTCTGGGAATTTGTCATTTATTATATTCATAATTTTACTGCTTTCTGGTTTGTAAGTTGTTCCCAGCGAGCAATTATTACATCAATATATCCTGGGTCTAGCTCCATCATATAACACGTTCTTTCTGATTTTTCGCAGGCTATCAAGGTGCTTCCACTTCCGCCAAATGGGTCGAGGACTATGTCATCTCGCTTGCTACTGGCTTTTAGCGCTTTCTGGACTAGGCGTATCGGTTTCATCGTGGGATGTAGATCGCTTTTGGTCGGCTTCTTTTCTTTCCAAATATCGGTCTGCTCTTTCTTCACGCAAATTTTTCCAGTCACAACTTGGTCAAGCACGATGTGGTATTCACCAAGGCGCAGGCTCATTTTTCCGTCTTCATCAACTTTCGGTTTTAGCTGTTCAAGGTTCTGCCATACGTTGCCCTCATCTCTGTGGCCGACAAAATAATGGTTTACCACGCCGTCTTTCCACCCATACAGGATCGGTTCATATTGGTTTTGCCAGTCCGCTCGGCTTAGCGTAAATGTATTTTTTACCCAAATCAGGAAGCTTTGGAAGTGTCCGCCTGTTTCTTCAAACGCTGTCTTGAGTGTGTCCAGCTCGGTTGAGCTCATGCAAATATACACAACGCCCTCGCAATAATTCAGCATATTGCCGATTGATAATTTCAGGAAAGTGTAGAACGCCGTCTTCGTCATTTTATCGTTCATGATTCCCTCTCGCTTGTTTTGCTCGTGAGTTCCCATACCGCCTTGGTAGTCAACATTATACGGCGGATCGGTGAATATCATTTGCGCCATCTTTCCTCCCATCAGTTTCTTTACGTCTTCGGCTTTTGTGGCATCGCCACACATGAGCGTGTGTCTTCCAAGTTTGTACGTATATCCCATTCTCGCTTTCGGATTTTTTGGAGGCTCTGGCTGGAATTCATCCTCGGGGTCTTGCTCAAGAAGTTTGTCGAGTAGTCTGGTTATTTCACTTGCTTCAAAACCTGTTTTGTCGATATCGTCTTTGATGGTTGCTAAAAGTTGCGCCAGCAAGTCCTCATCCCATTCGCCCGATATTCTGTTCATGGCGATGTTCAATGCTTTTTCCCGATCCATTGTCAGGTTTATATATCCGACCATTACTTCCGTGAAGCCTAATTCTTTTATCGCTTTCAGGCGCTGGTGTCCGCTGATTAAAATATTTCTGCGTTTCGGGTTGCTGTTTAAAATAAGCGGTTCCACAAATCCAAATTCTTCGCCTACATTTTTCTTTAATTTTTCAAATTGTGAGGCGCTTATCTTTCTTGGGTTGTATTCGTCTACTCTGATTTTTTCTACTTCCAGTTTTTCAAATTTTTCAATTCCTTTGTACATAGTTTTTTTTATTAGCACCCGATGTGCGAATCGAACGCACCGCTTTTTCTTTTGGAGAGAAAACTGCCAGCCTTGGACTCCTCGGGTAAAGAGGACTAGCCTCTNTTTTTATTTAGCCTTTTTAGCAGTCTTTTTGACTGGCGCTTTCTTTGNGGTCTTGACTGCTGGNTTTGCNGTCTTGACGGCTTTCACTGTTTTTCCCATTTGATTAAATTATTCGCAGGCNACATTGTTTCTAAAAACTTTGNTTCCTGTCGTTATATAAACACGACCATTGGTCGCTATAAACACTTCATNTGTCGTGGTACTGATTTCAAGGCTCAGNGGAACNCTCACGGTTGTTTTTGTATATTCAGCGAACGCATATCCTGTTGCGGTCAATATCGCTGTCGTTATTAAAATTGAAGCTATTCCTAAAAATTTATTTTTCATTTTATCCACAGTTTATTATTATATCATTTATTATATCATATTTACCAAATCACGCAAGTCTTTTCTGTTTATCTTTTATTATGTCGCCGATTGATTTCGTTTCTGCGCTTTCTCTTTTTTTTCTTTCTGGATCATATCCAACTAATTCGTAATATTTCTCGCCTGCTAAAACCTTTTTATATTCTGCTTCGGTCGCCACACAATCTCGTGCCACCTCTGGGTAATAATCTTTATTTAGCTTTATCGGAACATAGTTTCCGTTATCATCTATCGCTGTTTCACCTGCCACCACCCATTCGCCGAACCGTCTTATTACTTTTGTGCCGTCATGAAGCACACCTGTTTGTTGTGCTTTTCTGGCTTCGACATCATCGGCTGTGCTTTTGGGGTAGATACTTTCAATGCGGTTTTTATTGATTACAGTGTTTATTGATGGGAAATGTGCCAGCTGGCTACTGGTTGCATTTAAGTTTTGATACTCTTGGTCGGTAATCTCAAACCGATTACCATCCATTGTTTTTAAAATCATTGTCATATTACAGATGTTATTAAATTATTATTTTTTTTCATGGTTGTTTTTGTTAAGTCTTCATCAATAAATTTTCCCACGCTTTCCAGTGTCCATTTAAAATCCGCTTGATCAAGTAAATATTTCATTGTGATTATTATTCT